AAAACCTGGTCCCTGACGCATCCGGTGGATGACGCAATTACCCTGCTGACACAGGGCGGCAGACTGACCTGTAAGTTCCGCCTGTCAGGCGCACTGACCAACAATCAGTTCGGGCTGGGGATTTATCTGTATACGGATGCTCCCGTTCCTGATGGTGTGGCGATGACGGGTACCGGTAATCCGTTCCTGATGTCGTACTTCACTCAGACCACTGACGGCAGAGTGAATCTGATGCATCACAGGAAAGCCGGAAACACGAAGCTGGGGGAGTTCGGCGATTACGGTAACGACTGGCAGACGCTGGAGCTGGTGTTCACCGCCGGCAGTGCCACGGTTACTCCGAAACTGAATGGAGTGGCTGGCCCGGCATTCCAGGTTATAAAAGACAGTCTGACACTGGGACTGAATGCGCTGACGCTGACGGATGTTACAAAAAATGCAGCGTATGGCGTTGAGATAGAAAGTCTGGTGCTGGAGATAAATGCACCGGCATCATCATAAAAAGTGAGCCAGTCAAATGGAAGGTATCGTTAAACTCACCGGTAGTGTCAGTGGGTCGTCTGAGACGCCTGCATGAGTTATCAGAGCCATCAGTACTTAACTGGTGGCTTTTTTATTGTTGTCAGCTTCCGGATAACGGGAGACGGGGTATGTACCAGATGGAAAAAATCACAACAGGTGTGTCATACACCACGTCAGCGGTGGGGACGGGATACTGGTTACTGCAGCTGCTGGACAAAGTCTCTCCGTCCCAGTGGGTGGCAATCGGTGTGCTGGGGAGTCTGCTGTTTGGCCTGCTGACGTATCTGACAAACCTTTATTTCAAGATTAAAGAAGATAAGCGCAAGGCTGCGAGAGGTGAATAATGCCTCCATCATTACGAAAAGCCGTTGCTGCTGCTATTGGTGGTGGGGCTGTTGCCATAGCGTCTGTGCTCATCACTGGTCCGAGTGGTGACGATGGCCTGGAAGGTGTCAGCTACATACCATACGAAGATATCGTTGGCGTATGGACTGTATGTCATGGACACACCGGAAAAGACATCATGCCCGGTAAAACGTATACCGAAGCAGAATGCAAAGCCCTCCTGAATAAAGACCTTGCCACGGTCGCCAGACAAATTAACCCGTACATCAAAATCGATATACCGGAAACAACGCGCGGCGCTCTTTACTCGTTCGTTTACAACGTGGGCGCTGGCAATTTCAGAACATCGACGCTTCTTCGCAAAATAAACCAGGGCGATATCAAAGGCGCATGTGATCAGCTACGGCGCTGGACATACGCTGGCGGTAAGCAATGGAAAGGGCTGATGACTCGCCGTGAGATTGAGCGTGAAGTCTGTTTGTGGGGGCAACAATGAGCAGAGTAACCGCGATTATCTACGTTCTGGTCATCTGCCTCATCGTCTGCCTTTCATGGGCTGTTAATCATTACCGTGATAACGCCATCGCCTACAAAGAGCAGCGCGATAAAGCCACATCCATCATCGCTGATATGCAGAAGCGGCAACGTGATGTAGCAGAACTTGACGCCAGATACACAAAGGAGCTTGCTGATGCTAATGCGACTATCGAAAGTCTCCGTGCTGATGTTTCTGCTGGGCGTAAGCGCCTGCAAGTCTCCGCCACCTGTGCAAAGTCAACGACCGGAGCCAGCAGCATGGGCGATGGAGAAAGCCCAGGACTTACAGCAGATGCTGAACTCAATTATTACCGTCTCCGAGGTGGAATCGACAAGATAACCGCGCAGGTTAACTACCTGCAGGAATACATCAGGACGCAGTGCTTAAAATAATTTTAATTTCACTGAAATTTAACAAGTGACTTTCAGGAAAATGCCTCGCAGATGCGGGGCATTTTTGTACCGGTATTTCACCGCGCACCGCAGCGCACAATAAACACCGAACCTGACCCTTTGGAATGGGCCTTTGAGGATACCAGTTAGTGCTGGCGAGCCTCGGTGGGCTGGTTTCCTGTGCGGCAAAGGTTCATTTCAAAGAAGCAGGCAACGCCATGAATGAATTAATTGCGAATCATGACTTCGACTTTCGCCAGTTAGTTACCGCAGCAGAAGGTCAACCGGTAACTGACACCTTCCAGATTGCCAGGGCATTTGGTAAACGCCATCAGCATGTGATTAGGGCTATTAAATGTTTGAGATGTTCTGAGGAATTCTCGACAACCCATTTTTGGGCCGTCGAGAAAATCAATGGCTTAGGTATTTTTGACAAGAAACAGATTTACTACCGCATGGACTTTAGTGGCTTCGTTATGCTGGTTATGGGATTTAACGGGGCAAAAGCCGATGCTGTTAAAGAAGCCTATATCAATGCGTTTAACTGGATGTCAGCAGAACTCCGTAAGTACAGCGAAAGTTATGAAGCAGAACGTAACGCCGTAATGCTGGAGTACATGAAAGAGAAGGATGTCGCCAGCATGTCAGGCCGTCTGCTCAATCGCTGGGGGAGAACGAAAAAACCTCAATTGCTTGCAAAGCTGGAACGTCTGGAGAGACAGGGACAGTTTTTATTACCGGGATTCGATAAAGGTATTCAAGCCTGACACATTATGCGCTGTATCGTCGCCGTATTCCCGCATTAACCATGACCGTAGCCCGACAGGGAGACTCCTCTGCGCGAGTGTGCGGGGATAATCAAAAACGATACACACCGGGGTTTACCGCGTTAACGGAGCGCGGCGTTGTCCCCTCATGGTCGCTGGTTCGGTGCGATGGTGGAAGAAACCGGACGATGTGTTACCTCGCAAGACCTGTTATGTCATGTGTCTGATTTGTGATTTAAGTCGGATAATTGTCGTTGCCATTAAGCAGAGGATTGATGGCCGACAGGGTGGCATTGTTAGAATAAGACTTATTCTTATCTGTGCCGGGAATGAAAATGAAAAGAAATCTTCCGTTAATTATTTTGTTGTCTTCTCTGGTTATGGGCTGTACGCAACATAAAACAGATATGCCCCGACAGTTGGTTAAGGCATTACCACAATATCCGGCCTATGCAGCGGCAAATTATATAAAGGGACGGGTTGATGTGAAGTTTGATATTGGTGCTGATGGTACTGTCACCCGAATTGAGTTTATCCGTTCAGAGCCGCACCATCTGTTTGATGAGCAGGTTGTAAAGGCGATGGCAAAATGGCGATTTGAGAAGGACAGGCCGCGTAAAGGCGTGAAGAAAACGTTTATCTTTAGTCCTTCTGCACCCTGATTATTTCATCAGAAATTAATTATCACTCTGTTGTTATTCTGTACATTCCGGCTGGGTAAGTCTTGTTCCGCCGGGTATGAAGATGAAATATTGTTGGAGGACAGTGGGTACCTGCTCCTGTAACCGAACGTTCATTTCTCGTTATTTGTCATGCTGGCCGGACGCAGATGCGTTGCATCTGTTGCCAGCCTTCTCCTGCAGGCTTCAATAACCCACGCTGAAAAGTTACCGGAACCTTTATGTTCAAGGGCGATATTGATCTGTTCAATCATGTGATTGGGGAAACGGATATTGCGGATTGTGGTTCTGCGGGTCCGGTTTTTCGATGACATTTTCTTTCCTCTGGTGACAAGCTATATGGAGAGGATTTTACATGGCTGTGCTTCGTACGTTACCGGGCAGAATCAAAACTCTGAACACCCGGCGGGTGAATGTCCTGAAGGGTGAACAGCGTCGGGTCAGTGGTAGTGCCCGGGTTTCCCTCAAGCGTCGTATCTGGCTGAGGGATGCCGGACAGTGCTGTCTCTGTGGGCGTGTGGTTGACCTTTGTGACAGTGAACTTGAGCACCGCATTGCACTTCAGTTCGGTGGTGGTAATGAGGAGACGAATCTCTGGACGCTCTGTACCGAATGCCATCGACAAAAGTCTGCTCGTGAAGCGGCGAGTGGTATGCCAGACCCGACGCTGCCGGAGGTGTCCGGAGGTAGTGGCAGAGCGGACGACATCATCGGACTGTAACCCGACCCGGGGGGGGTATCATCCGGCGTAAAAAAAGATCGCTTTGGACACCGCCCCCCCTCTCACGCAGAGAAAAAATTCCCGTTTCAGGGCAGTTAACATGTTAACTGGCTGTCCGGGCATTTTTGCGGTTTTTATCTTTATTATTCAGTTTGTTGTGCGGAAAAAATGTTAACTGGCTTTTTCAGCAAATGTTAACCAGGCAGCAGTTAACATTTGCGGCATGAGACGCCGGGAAAAATGGGCTGAACCATACCCGGCTGAGTGCGTTCTGGACCCGGGAGGAGGCTGTGCTGACAACGCAAAAACGAAAATTTGCGCTGGCGCTCATGTCCGGGAAAAACAAAACAGCGTCAGCCATTGCCGCTGGTTATTCGGCGAAGACCGCCAGGGTTAAAGGCTCGCAGCTGGCAAAAGATCCGGAGGTGCTTGCGTTTATAGCCCGTAAACAATGCGAGACGGTGGAGGTGGATGAGGTTCCTGTTTACCGGCAGAAAAAATCAGAGCAGGAGGATAAACCCCGTCGCCGTGAGGCGGCTGCAATACCACAGCCGGACGAAAACAATCCGGAGATGCCTCCGCCCGCGGTGATATCTCATGGTATTGAATATATGGAGGATGGTCTTCCCGATCCGGTGAAAGCGATGGGGCGTCTTCTGGTGGAGAACATTAATACCGACCCCAGGCTGGCGCTGGATGCGGCTTATAAGCTGGCGCAGTTCACGCACCACAAAAAAGGGGATGCCGGTAAAAAATCGGCAAAAGGTGACGCCGCGAAAAAAGCGGCTAACCGTTTTGCGGTGCCACCACCACCCCGCCTGGTGGTGAATAATGATAATGAGGGCAACGGATGATACCTGTGTGGAGCACGGCCTGCCCGGACTGGGCAGAGCGCCTGAAAAAGGGGCTGTCGATTATTCCGGCTCCGATTTATCCGGAGCAGGCCGCACATGCCCTGGCGATTTTTAAACAACTGCGGATTGTGGATGCACCTGGTAGCCCTACGTTCGGGGAGTCCTGTGCACCGTGGGTGTTTGACCTGGTGGCGGCCCTGTTTGGCTCCTACGATGCGCAGACCGGTGTACGCCATATCAAGGAAGTTTTTATCCTTATCCCCAAGAAAAACTCGAAGTCCACGCTGGCCGCGGGGATCATGATGACTGCACTGTTACTGAACTGGCGGCAGGCGGCGGGTTACACGATTCTGGCCCCGACTGTGGAGGTGGCGGCCAACGCCTTCAACCCTGCCCGGGATATGGTACGACGTGACGATGATCTGGATGACCTCTGCCAGGTACAGACCCATATCCGGACCATCACCCACCGGGTGACGGACACCACCCTGAAGGTGGTGGCAGCCGATCCGAATACGGTGTCCGGTATCAAGTCCGTGGGTACGCTGATTGATGAGTTGTGGCTGTTTGGCAAGCAGTGCAAGGCGGAGGACATGTTACGTGAAGCCATAGGCGGCCTTGCCTCCCGCCCGGAAGGGTTTGTGGTGTATACGACCACCCAGTCGAATGAACCGCCCGCCGGGGTGTTCAGACAGAAACTGCAGTACGCCCGGGATGTGCGCGACGGCAAAATTCATGATCCGCACTTTCTGCCGGTGATATTTGAACACCCTCCTGAAATGGTGGAAAGCGGGTAAGCGTCGTCTCAGCACCGTCTGGCAGATCCTGAAATTCCTGAGAGAATAGTGGACACCAAATATGGTGGACGCT